ATAGAACGCAGTTGGAAAACAACAGGCTGTGATAACGGAAAGTTAAAAGTTTGCTCAATGAAGTGCGGTGTTGAGTTTGATCCATTTTCTGAACAATTTAAATAATGGTGCTATAAATAATTAAATGTTAAAAGATTTGAAAAAAATCGAGCTTGAAATTACAAGTGATTGTAATGCTGCTTGTCCAGGGTGTGCTAGAACAATAAACATAGACAAACTAGTAGTAAATAGTTTTTCATTGCAAGATTTGCAAAGACTATTTCCTGTTGATGACTATTCAGGGGTAGAATTTAAATTTTGTGGAGTGCTGGGAGATCCTATTGTAAATCCTGATTGTTTAGAAATGACACGTTACCTTGTAAGCTGCGGCGGCTTTGTGCATTTTAGTACCAATGGCGGATATAATACTGCTGAATGGTGGGAAGAATTAGGACGCATTTCAGCAGAAAATCCAGATAATATTTTTATTCATTTCTGTATAGATGGTCATAAAGAAACAAATCATATATATCGTGTGAATACAAAATGGAATATTGTAAAAAGAAATATTGAAGCATATGCAAAAGTTGCAGCTAAAAAAACTGGTGCTTGGATCTATATTGTATTTGATCATAATGAACACGAACTTGAAATTGCAAAACAACATGCAGCATCTTTAGGATTTGAATTTGCAACACGTACTGGTATGCGTAACAGTTATCATGATTGGATTGTTAAATTAGGCAAAAAAAATAAACAGGAAGAAAAAACAATTACTACAACAGGTAAAAAGCAACATAGTAAAGTAAATGTAGTAAAAGAATTAGACGATTTTATCGAAGAATACAAATCTACAAAAGTCGAAGAAGAAAAAATAACTTCTGTGACTAATAGTATTGTTTGTAAATACATACACGAGGGAGAAATCTTTATAGCTAATGATTTAACTTTGTGGCCTTGTTGTTTTCTTTGGGATAATACACTTGAAAACAAAGATAAAATATTAGAAAAATTATCTACACAAGGCGATGGATGGAATAGTTTAAAAGACAAAAGTATAGATGAAGTTCTAGAACATCCGTGGTATAAAAAACTTTTAGTCGAAAGTTGGCATCCTTATAATGATTTACATTTACCTAGATGTATAAAAACATGTGCAAAAAATAAAGCGTATCACAACGAAATTTTGTGGCAAAAGGATTAATTATGAACGATCTTAATAAAATAAACGACCTTTACAATAAGATTCCATATAGTAACTTAGAGTTTGACTGCTTTGAATTTCTTGAAAAAAATTTAAAAGAACATTATAAAAATATAGATCCTCAAAAAGATAAAGAAAATAATTATAATGATTATGAAAAAATGGTAGAAGATAGAAGTTCTATCTTTAGTAAGATACAGGATAATTCTTATCAAAAAGGATTAAAAACTCATAACATAAATGGATTGCTTATTCCGTTTAATCCTGAGTGGTCAAGAGTAGCAATCAATTTAAGTGGAGGCGCAGATAGTGCTTTGCTTACATACATATTAGCAACGATTATAGAATCTAACAATTATAATAGCACAATAGATATAATTAATTACAAAAGATGTTGGGATAATAAACCTTGGCAAGAAGATGTTGCAGATAATGTTTATAAATGGTTAAAGAATAGATTTCCTGGTATTATTGGTAAAAAAGAATCTGCATATATTCCGCCAGAATTAGAACATGGAACTATTGGTGACATAATAGAAGGACGTAGTGCCGATCAAATTCTTGTGGCTTCATTCAATAGATATATAGCATTTAAAAACAAATATTATGCGTGTTTTAACGCAACTACAAAAAATCCTTCGTCTGATGATATCACAAGTGGAATGACAAACAGAGACAATGTACCTTATCTTATAAAAAAATTATGTTTTGTCAGAACTGATTCTGCACACTGGGTTATAGAACCATTTACATTAGTTGAAAAAGATTGGATAATCGAGCAATATAAGAATTTAGATATTATGGAATTATTTAATACTACTAGAAGTTGCGAAGGTGATGCAGATGACTTCAAACCATTAGGAATGGATCATATGTGGTATTCTTATGTAAATGATAGGAATATTGAAGAATGTGGAAAATGTTTTTGGTGTCTTGAAAGAAATTGGGCAAAAGAAAAGGCTGGCATAGAATGAGCAAGCAGTATATCTGCAGTGAATTATTTAAAAGTATGGATTTAAGATTTATACAAAATAGTATAACGAACTGTTGCAAAGCAAACAAAGTTAGATTGAGTATAGAAGATTTTAAAGATCCTAATATTTTATTTAATAATAAAGAATTAAAAAGCCGCAGAGAATCTATGGTACTTGATAATAAGCTGCCAGAATCTGGATGTAATGGATGTATTAAATTTTTACCTCATAGTTTTTTTGATAATAGAAATCACTGGACAAATACATTTTTAAACGAAGAGTTTAAAGAAAAATTATTAACCGAAGACATTGTCAATAGATTTACTATTAATCTTAGCAGTGCATGTGATTTAAAATGTGTGTATTGCGCACCTAAAGATAGTTCAAGTTGGGCAAAAGAAGTAGGCGTTCCTACCATAAGACCTAACAATGAATGGTTTAATGCAGCGTTTGCTAATTTTATTACCTATTTAAAAAATAAAAAGTATGATCCTAATACGCCTTATTTCTTTATAATATCCGGCGGCGAGCCTACATACAATCCTCATAATCTTGAACTAATAAAACAAATTATTAGCATTGTACCTAATAAAAATTTAGAAATTTTGCTCCATACAAATTTTAACACTAAAGAAAAAGTTTTTAACGAATACATTAAATTATTTAGAGATAATAAAGACGTACAATGTGGATTTATTGTTAGCCTTGATTCTGTAGAAGGTAGATCTGAAGCAATTAGACACGGCTTAAATTGGGAACGTGCTATGAAAAATTTAAACTTTGTTTTAGATAATAATTTTAGCAATATTAATGTTAGAATTGCTAATACTTTGAGTGTATATAGTGCTCCATATTTTAAAGATGACATAGAATTTTACCTAGACAATTTTGGAGAAGAAAAAACAAAAGGGTTTTTTCGACCGGGCGAAGGATTTAATTATGCAGTAGAACCTGGTATGCATATTATGGGAATGCCCGAACATTTTAAAGAAGATCAAAATAAAGCTATAGATTTTTGTAGCAAAAATAAATTAAATTATCTAATACCGCACCTAGAACAAATTCAAAATTTGATTGGTACAAAGATAAATGATTCTACAGCGTATGATTATGATCTAGCATATTCATACTTTAAAATTAAAAGACCAGAAACTGACTGGGATGGGCTATTTCCCCATATGCAAGTTATGATAGATGAATTATATGATATGTATCCTAACAAAGAACGTTATGTACCTAATACATCAAACCTTAGCCGTCCAGTAAATAGCTACGCAATTGGAAAAAAAGAATAGAATTCACATGAAACATGTATCAGACACATTTTGTTTATTACCTTGGGTGCATCTAAGCACAAGACCAGACGGAAGTATGCGTGTATGTTGTACAGCAAACGCAAGTTCAGTTGGACCTACTAATGATAAAGAACACGGCGGACAAGTTGGAATACTTAAAACTGAAGATGGTAAGCCTAACAATCTAAATGTAAGTGATTTTGAAACTGCGTGGAATAGCACATATATGAAAAATGTGCGTAAGCAAATGCTTGCAGGCGAAATGCCTCCTAGTTGTTTAAAATGCTACAAAGAAGAGGCAGCAGGACATCGTAGCAAACGTATGTGGGAAACAAATTATTGGAGCAAGCGTGTTGATATAGATAAAATACTTGCAGATACAAATGAAGACGGGAGTGTTCCACCTAATCTTGCATACATCGATTTGCGGTTTGGTACTAAGTGTCAACTTGCCTGTGTAATGTGTAGCCCACATGATAGTAGTGGATGGATCAAAGACTGGAAAGCAATGTTCCCTGCTGTAAAAAATGAAAGTCTCAAAGAGATTATGGGCTGGGCAGATAAAGGCAGTACTAATGGCAGTAGTTATAATTGGCATAAACAAAATCCTACATTTTGGAAACAGTTCTATGAACAAATGCCAAGTATGCAACAAATTTATTTTGCCGGCGGCGAAAGTCTTATTATTGAAGAACATTACGAGATTCTTGAACATGCTATTAAAATGGGATATGCAAAGGACTTAGAGCTACGTTACAATTCTAATGGTGTAGAGTGGAGAGAAGATTTATTTGACCTATGGAAAGAATTTAAATTAGTACGCTTTCACTATTCAATAGATAGTATTAAAGAAATGAACGATTATATTCGTTATCCTAGCAAGTGGTCAAGGCAAGAAGAAGTATTTCATTTGCTAGATACGCAGACTAGCGACAATGTAGAAGTAACTATTGCTGCCGCCGTACAAGCACTTAATGTGTATTACTTGCCAGACTTTATACAATGGAAACTAGAACAAAAGTTTAAGAAGATTAATATGTGGCCATTTGGTGCAGGCGGCATTAGTCAGCACTTTGTATATTGGCCGGCACATCTAAACGTAAAAGTATTACCTAAATGGTTCAAAGAAGAATGTAGAGCAAAATACGAAGCCTGGTATCCATGGTGGGAAGAAAACTGGGAGTTGGGTATTCCTAGCTGGCACAAGGGTAAAGTTACTAAAGAGGATTTTATGCAAGCTGAATATGGTATAAAAAGACTAGACGGAATACTTAGTTTTATGGAAAGTGAAGACTGGAGTAGACGTTTGCCAGAGATGCAAGAATTTTTAGGCTTATGTGACAAACAACGTGGAATTACTTTTGCGGAAACATTTCCAGAAATGAAGGATATATTTAATGAGTTTTGATACAGTAGATTTACTTACCGGTAATGTTTTTCAAGTTACATGGGATGTTGGAAGAAGATGCAATTACGATTGTTCTTACTGTCCTGCACATAGGCATGACAATTTTAGCAAACATGCAACTTTAGATGAATTAAAAGCTAATACCGATTTCTTATTTGAGTATATTGATACATACATGGAGCATAGAAATCATAAAGAAACTAACATAAGTTTTACAGGAGGAGAGCCTACTGTAAATCCTAATTTTATTCCTTTCCTACAGTATCTACAAAAGACATATGAAGAAAAATATTCTGATAAGTGGATTGCAGGATTTGCGCTTACTACTAATGGTGCAATGAGTGAAAAGATGGCAACTGCTGTAATGAAGCATGTATCACATGCAACTATAAGTTATCATTCTGAAAGTGATAACAAATTAAAACAACAAGTGCGTGATCGCATAATGCAATTTCATACGCAAGGTCCTGACAATGATTGTTCAGTAAGTGTAAATGTAATGTTTCATGCTGCATATTTTGATGAGTGTAAAGAACTTTGTGATTTTTTGCATGAAAATGGTGTTGCATATGTTCCTAGAGTAATTGGTGAAGAAGCAGGTAGTAGAAGTAATTTTTCACACTTATACACAGACGAACAACTTGACTATATGAAAAATTATTGGAAATATAAAAATGCCAAACTAAATGACGAAAAAGAAGTTGCAGCAACTCTTAGTGCAGCAGGAGAAGCACAAAATGAAAAGCACAAAGTAGAAAAGAAAGATGGCTGGGCTATCGGAAGACCGTGTTGTGGCAGTAGAGAAATGTGTTTAAGTGCAAAAGGTGAAGAACGTAAAGGCACATTTGTAGATTTTAGAAACTTCAAAGGATGGAATTGTAGTGTCAATTGGTTCTTCTTACACCTAGAGCAACAAACTGATAGTGTATTCCATCATCAAACCTGCCAAGCAAAATTTGATCAGACAAGAGGACCTATAGGAAAAATAAGTGAAGGTAAAAAAATTATTGCTGATTTGAAAGAAAAACTTGCTAGCGGTACTATGCCTACAGTAGTATGTCCTAAACATACATGCGGTTGTGGCCTATGTGCTCCTAAAAGTGTTCATCTAGCAAATTATAAAACTACACTAGCAAGACATGTCGATATGAAAGTTTTTGATAATGCAGAATTTCAAGAACCGAACGGTACTCCTATAAATCCTACAGAGGTTGTGTAATGTGGTCAATGGACACTATAGAATGGATTGATATCGAACTTACTAGTTTTTGTAATATACAATGCAAAGGCTGTTTTAGAGTTATATCTAATCAAGCAGATAAAATTTTAAACAAAAGTTATATCGACTTGGAAACAATAAAAAATAGATTTAAAAAAGATCAATTTCCTAATATCAAGATAATCAACTTTTGTGGAAGTGTAGATGAGCCTACAACTCATCCTCAGTTCTTTGAAATAATAGATCATTTTGCCGCATGGGATTGTCATATCAACATTGCTACTAATGGTAGCTTGCGTACTACAAAATGGTGGGCAGAGCTTGCTGAAAGATTACCGAATAGTCATAGAGTGACATGGGGCATTGATGGTAGTGATGAATTAAGCGAAATATATAGAGAGGGTTCGAGCTTTAAAAAAGTAGAACAAAATTACAAAGCATTTATCGCTGCCGGCGGCAAAGCTGTTTGGCAATTCATTGTATTTGAACATAACGAACATCAATTAGACACTGCAAAGGAGTTAGCAAAGTCTGAAGGGTTTAAGGATTTCAAAACTATTATAAGTCATAGAAAAGACACAAAGTCTGTTACTCCTAAGCAAGAACAAATTGATAATGTTCAAGAAGAATCTTATATAAGTTGTAAGTATAAAGACCAAAAAAGAATTTTTATTAATCATACAGGCAATGTAATACCTTGCTGTCATTTGAATAGTAAAATGCTAGAATATAATGCAAGTGGTATAATCAAAGATAATTTTGAACAATTATTAAATGATCACAATTATAAAAAAACAATTAATCTAAATGAAGTAGATATCGACGAAGCAATATCTAGCAACATATGGAATGAGATTATAAGTTCATGGAATACTGACTCGCCCCTGCCGAGGTGTGAGCAAGTTTGTAAAAAATTAAAGAGAGATAAATTTATAAAAGAATCTTTATAATTATCTACTTACTACAACTTCAATAGTCTCTTTTATTCTACGTCCCATCATTTCGCCTGTTAAATGATGCTCTCTACGATTACGTGTTTCGTCCTTGAATCCTATACCCATCATAAGTAATGGATCTTTTTCAAATCCTATTTTTTCTTTTACTTCGTTGTAATCGTAACAAGCACAGCATCCTGTGCCGTAACCGAGCATACTTGCAATAACATTCAAATAACCAGCAGCTACACCGATAGCTGTTTGCTGATCTCTTTTTAGTGTTTCTATATTTGAATGATCACGTAGTTTCCACTTTTCTATAAGTTCAGGACTAGGATCTACATCTTCAAATACAACTAATAAATTTGCAAGAGTTTGACTATTAGTACTCATATCACCTTTCATGTTTCTAAGACCCTCTGTTAGAGAATGAATAGATTCTATTTTTTCTCTATTGGTAATAAAATGAAGTTTATAAAAAGCAAAATTTTGTTTGCTCGGGCAATTTGTAGCAGCATGAATTAAAAGTTCTAGGTCGTCTTCTGGAATATCTTTTGTTAAGTCCCAGTTGCGCTGTACGTGTTGGCTTCTAATAACAGCCTTTTTAAGTTCTTTGTGTGATTCAAACATCTCAGTCCTCCCTTATAGTGTATTTATCTTTTATAAATATCTTGACAGAATGCTAAAATGGTGCTAATATAAAGATATGATTGAAGATTTAAAATGGAGCAACTACGACTTTACAAAGATCCCGTTTGACGACATTGTTAGTGTTGGTCAGCGTACCCTGTTGTATCGTGATATATTTACTGTCAGCTGGCTCCTTGGAAGGTTCTGCAACTACAAATGCTCCTACTGTTGGCCTTATGCCCGCAGTGACCGTAAAGACCACCGTCCTACAGAACTATGCTTACGGACCATAGATGAAATAAAGAGGCAAGCACGTGAAAACGGATTTAATAGTTATCATTTTAGTCTTAGTGGCGGCGAGCCTACTTTCCATCCTGGCTACTTGGATATTCTACAGCATTTGGCTGATGACGTAGACAACACCAACTATACAAGTGTGCATATGACATCAAACTGTAGTCGCAACATGGCATGGTTTGAACAATATGTAGAAGCAGTTAAACCATTCCATCGTGCTAGTATAACAGCAAGTTTGCATACAGAACACTTAAATACAGTTGAGAAGATGCAAGACTTTGCAGACAAACTAATCTTCTGTCAGGAGCACGATGTTCAAGTTACAATCAATATGGTTATGGTTCCAGACTGGTTCGAAAGAGACTGGGAAAACGCCCTGTTCTTCCATGAGCAAGGAATCAATGTTACTCTTAAGCCGCAATCAGATCCTACTGCGAGCCGCGTGGTTGATGGTTACAAACCGGAGGACCTAAAGCGTTTACACAACGGTATGCCACAACGTGCATATACAGAAAGCAAACGCAAGTGGGAAGGAAGACCGAAGCCTAATTTTGAAATACCTTCCGGAGTTGACGGAAAGTTAGATACAAGTATACCATGGCACATGCAAGTAGAATTTAAAGATAAGTACGGCAAGAAATGGTTTATGGATCAAGCAGAACGCTTTAATGCGTTTAACTTCAACAAGTTCAAAGGTTGGAACTGCAATGCTGGATATCAAGGTATCATCATACGTGAACCAGATGGTAGTGTAAAGCGCAGTTATAGTTGCCACGATGTGCCTTTAGGGAACATTGAAACAGGATTCAAATTGTTTAATAAACCCATGCCGTGTATGACTGATAGTTGTGTAAGTTCGGCAGATTCTAAAATTCCAAAAAGTAAATATTAATGCGTACATTAGAACAAATTGAAGCAATTAAAAGAACTAAAAGTAACCCTGTTCAGCATTGGGATATAATTACTTCTGATGATATTAGTAATTTATTAAAATTTTATAATACAAGCGATAATGTTGTAGAAAAAGTTACTGGTCCGAAAGTATTGAAGGTTAATGAAGACGAAGGAATTATTAATAATATTCTATATAAGTTAAGGCAACTATATGGAGAATTTAATTTACGTGATGCACATTTTTTTGATGTAGAAAAGCCACATATCATACATAATGATGATAGTTTTGATTATCCACAATGTTATAAAGCATTTGTAATTCCACTGTACGTTGAAGGCAATATCTGCGATAAAGCAAAATTTTTTGTATTTGATCAAAGTTATTATGGCGGCCCTGCAAAATTTGTAAATGAAGAAGATGTATCAGGATATTCTGTACATTATAATAAATTCTTAACTAATTATAACGAAGTAGAAAACAAAAACAACACAGGTATAGATAAAATACATTTGAAATATCTTTCGCACTTAAAGAGTCATTGGCTTAAAGGATTAAGTGTAAATGCTTATTTTCCTTGGAAGATCGGTAGTGTTATTTCTTTTGATAGTTTAGATCTTCATAGTGCTAGTAATTTTAACGATGTTGGCATTACAAGAAAAATTGGACTAAGTATATTTACAAAGGTAGGAAAATAATTTGATATTTTTATATGGATATATTGCATACTGGATTGTAGCTTTAATAGGTATTACCTATGGATATCATAGATACTTTTCACATAAGTCTTATAATGCAAGTCCAATGGTTGAAATTTGGTTACTATATATAGGTTTATTATGCGGTGGACGTAGCGCACTTACATGGTCGGGTGTGCATCGTATGCATCATGCATATGCTGATACACCTAAAGATCCACATAGTGTAAAGAATCATCCTTGGTATGTAATATTGTTCAGTCTGTGGAGTGTAGATAGTATACCACGAAAGTTTCTCATAGACTTGATACGTAATCCTAGAGTTATGTTCTTCCACAAATACGGAACATATATTTTTATTACACATTGGGTTATTTCTTTCTTGACTTTTGGATTAGATGCTGTTATAATTAATGCAATGCTAGTAGTGTTATCCTATCTTGGATTTGGTATATTGAACCTGTTTGGACATGATTTAGAAGGTCCTATAAACAATTTTTGGATTAACCTAATAGCACCGTTAGAAGGTAATCATAAAGACCATCATGAATATTCACAAAGAACTTGATATAGATTTAAAAAAATGCACAGATGAACAGATTAAGAATGTAGCAAAATTAACTGCATATCATTCTAATGTATTGTTACGTAATCAAGAACTTACAAAAGACGACTATGCTAGAATACTTGCTCTATGGGGAGATAAGACACAGCATCATGCTTGGTATGAAGATCCTGATTATCACCAAATACAATATGTAACAAACCGTGCTATGCCCGAATTAGGAGGCAAGCGTGGGATATTTCCACAAGGCGAACTTGAATGGCATTGTAACGGCACACTTGCACTTGATCCAGAAGACTGTGTAACATTGTATTGTGTTGTTCCTACAAAGGATAGATGCGATACTATATTCTTAAACGGCGTTGAAGCATACAACGACTTGCCCAATCATGTAAAGAAAACAATTGACAATACTATGCTAATGATTACAAGTGATGTAAGAAGTTTTCATAGAAGCGACTTTGAACATTTAATTACACGTACCGAACAGCCTCGTATACTTAATGACAACAGAGCATATACTATAAGCGAAGATCAAGTTACTGCGGATGAAGCAAAAGATCTACACAACATACAAGGACGTAAGCGTAGTAATGGTCCTATCTATCAAGAGATGATGCGTAGGAAACAAGAATTTAGCGTAGAAGGTCGATGGAAGTATACCTACAAAAAACTAGTTCATGAGCATACAGTAACAGGGCAAAAAGGATTATATTTTCCTTTCTTAAATGTAGCAGGACTACATGATATTCCAAAAGATGAACAAAAAGAATTATACGACTATCTAGTTAAACATTACTTAACGTATGAATATAGTCACGATTGGAAAACTGGAGATTTGATGTTGTTTGATCAAACACAAGCACTACACAAGCGTCAGCCCTTTCCTGAAGTCGACGGTGAACAGCAAGATAGACTGTTGTGGCGAGGAGCATTTTACTATGACGGTGTACAGTAGAGATAGTGATGTAGAATATGTACACATGAACTGGCAAGTTCCTGTTGACATTATCGAACAAGAATACCTAGCAGTAAAAGATTCAATAATCATACATCGTCCTGAAGACGGCCACAAGGACTGGAAAGCAGTTACACTATACGGCGTTGGATCAGATAAAACAAACAGTCATTGGGAATACGGAAAGCGTGAACGCAAGACTGTAACAGACATAGGCGCACAGTGTCCTAAGACAATGGAATGGATAAACACACTACCATTAGCACGTATTGACGATGTACGTTTCTTAGTTATTGAGCCAGGCGGATACATTGCTCCACACATTGATGTACCAGATCGTAACTGGTTAGAGCCTATAAACATTTGTATTACATGGCCTGAAGGAAGTGTGTTTACACACAACGGAAAACAGTTGCCCTACGCACCCGGAGTGCCGTTAGTACTTAATATACATTATGAACATGATGTAAAAAACAATTCAGACAAGCAACGATTACATTTATTAATACATGCTAAAAAATCAAAAGAGTTTTGGAACGATGTCTATACATTTTCCTGATATTAAAGCAACTTTTATCCACATCCCTAGAACAGGCGGCACCAGCTTACTTCATTGGGCAACTTCAACTAGCATAGATTTCGACGCACCTAAAAAATATAAGCATTGTACATTTAGTGAAGCAACAAAACTTTGGAAAACTTTAGGTACAACTTTTACATTTGTAAGAAATCCATATGATAGAATGGTAAGTTTATTTCACTATATGGGGCAAAATGCAAAAAACAGAGTGGAGGTATGGAATAGAGGACATACCCCAACTACTCTCGACGGAATACAAAATTCTATCTATAATGATGATATAGCAATGTCTAATTATTATGACTTAGGATTTGAAAATTGGCTAATTGATTATAGTAACGAATCTAGCAGTCCTTATAATTCTTACACTAATGTACGCAATCCAGAAATATTTAATAATTGGTATAGCACGCCAAGGACAATAAATTATTGGATTGAAGATAGTATCGATATTATAATAAAAATAGAAGAACTTAAAAATAAAATAGGATTATTAGAAGAAGTATTTAACACATCAATACATATGTCACATTCTAATAGCTCGACTAGAGATAATTACAAAAACTATTATAATAATAACACAAGAAATATTATACAAACAATGTTTAAAGACGATTTAGAAAAATACGGATATGAATTCTAAATGATGAAATCTCCTAAAAAAAACATGGCAGGCGTTATTAGTTTTTATCCTAGCGAACGTCCTGACCTAATAGAACAACTAAACAACCTACAGTTTAATGACAATGATCCTTTAAACACAAATTATAAAAATATTGATTGGCATGAGTTTCAAGTTATTAGTGTTTATGAAAACGATGGCATTGTACAAGGATTTAGTGTAGCATGGCACAGACCAGAATACTATGCAGAAAATGAAGTAAGGATTCTATCACGCTACTGGAAAGATACTAGCATTAGATTAACATGTACACATACTGAACTAAGTATGCCGCACTTGATTGATATGATTACACATCAAATGACCATGTGTAAAGAATTAGGATTTACTAGTGCATTTATAAGCCGAGAAAAAAGTCCAAGATACTTTCGCAAGCTAATTACTAGTATACAAGAAAAAACAAGCACACAATGGCATTTATATGATGATAGACAATGTGTGTGCATACCAGAAGCGCCGAGTTGTTGGCAATATAAAGCGAGTACCGAACTATGAAACGTAGAGAAGAACTTCCATTTTTTAAAAAATTACCTTATACATTTGATGTAGACCGCATTTTAAAAGATTTTAATTTAATTAAAGATAAAAATGATGATCTAACCATTGAAGGCGGTTACGGAGACTTAGTAGGTAGTAAAGCACCCAAGTTAGAAAATGCGTTTAGTATTGGCAAGTATACAGAGTATGTAGATGGAATGGTTAAAGGTGATTATACACAAGTTGGTATGACACAGTATAATCCAGATGCTGTAAACAGAGAATACAATATTAAAATCAGCAATAAACGCCCAGACGAACGTCATTATAATTCACTACGTCCTGAACTTGAAGGCAGTTATATACAAGAAGTTATGAATACATTTCGTGGAGAAGCAACTAGAACACGCATTGCTATTCTAAAACCAGGTGCTGCTATCAAACCACACATTGACTATAACACTGATTATAGTGTGAGATATCATATACCTCTTAAAACAAATGATCTTTGTGGGTTTGATAATGTAGACAAGGCAGGTAACAGAGAAGAAATACACATGGGGTTAGGCGAGTGCTGGTTTTTAAATCAAGGATTCAGACACAGTGCCTGGAACAACGGTGATACTGAAAGATGGCATTTGATTGTTAGTGTGCTAACACAGGAAGATCTTAATGATTAAAAATAAAATAAAAAATAGTTTTATAACCACTGACTATCGTATAGATCCGGCATTCTGGAAAACATATATGACCGGCGAATGGCAAGACAGTAATAAATTATATTCAGAATATGTAAGTGATGCAACTGGCGGCAAAGAAATGAATAAGTTCTTTGTACAAGAAATTCATAACTTTGATAGACCTTTACTAAAATTAATCAAAAGTCTTTGGAATGAGTTTGGTATTCGTCCGCGAGATTTTAGATGTAACTTCTTTAGAGTGTTAGAAGGCGGCAATCTTCCTGTACATGTAGATGTCAAAAGTGAATGTAGTTTTCTTATTCCTGTAACAAAAAACACAGGTGCATTATATGTAGAAGAACAAGGCACTGAAAGTATTGTGTATGATACACTTACAGTGCTTAACACAAAACTACCACACGGTGTAGAAGCACCAGCACAAGAACGTATAGTGTTTCATATGGGAATACACGATATAAAATTTGGAGAATTAAATGTATAGGTTAGATAAACAATACGATATAAAAAAAATTAAATCTGAATATCACGAGCTTGTAAAAAAAGTAGGCTGGACGCCAGGGTTACCAGATCACTTTGATGCAATTACTTTGCAAACTGATGGTACTGAAGATTACCATTTACATTATGAAATTGATAAATTCTATATCCGACACTGGGACGATAATGATGTAAAAGAATGGACTGAACAAAATGAATCTTTCAAACAGTTATTAATTCCACCAGAATGGGAAATGTCAAAATTTATAATTGAAAATAATTTAACAAGAACAAGAATATTACGAATAGCACCTCGATTTGTTTATAATACTCATAAAGACTGGACAGATAGATGTCAATTAGGAATTATTACAAATGAGTATTGTTATTATATAGAAGAAGGTGTTGCGTATAATATACCAGATGATGGCTACGGTTATGTTACTGAAACAACAAAAATGCACAGTGCAGCAAATGCTAGCACAGAATACAGAGTAAATTTAGCAGGATGTATAAATGTGGCATAAAGAATATAATGTAGATATTAAAAAAATGTCTAACGAAGAACTAAAACAAGTTGCAAGAGACATTAACAAACATTTAGTTGTAGTATTTAGGAATCAAAGTCTTACACCTGAAGATGAACTTAGAATTGCTAGTGTAATGGGCAATGTAAAAGCAAATACAGGTGAAAGCACAAGTTCTAAGGATAATTTAAGTCTTGTTCCAGGCGTGCTAAGAGTCACTGGAGAACTTAATGATAAAGGTGTGCCGGGTCTATTCGGGCACGAAATAGAATTAGATTGGCATACGCACCATCCTACAGAAAAAAATAGATGGCCTTTTGTTTGGTTATATAGCGAACGTGGTAGTAAAGGAAGTAGAACTAGCTGGATCAATCAAGTTTTTGCTTACAATGATCTGCCAGAAGATATAAAACAAAAGGTAAATGGTATAACTGTTGCTTGCGGACATAAAGTAGGTAATTTTAGTCCAAGTGAAATATTTCAAAATAATGTTGTTTATAATAATCCACAAAAAATTGTAAGAACAAATATTGAGAATCTCACAGGATTATACTTTCCTTTTCTACAAATATTTGATGTAATTAATGGTGCTACTAAAGAGGAATGGCCTGATTTATTTGAATATCTTAAAAATCATATCTTACAAGAGAAATATATAATGCATCATGATTGGGAAGATGGCGATCTTGTTATAAGCGAACAGTGGTTAAGCATACATAAACGCTGGACATTTGCAGATATGAAAACGAGAGTATTACATAGAATAGCATTAGATTATGAACACAGTTACGTATAGCAAACTAAATTTACCTAGGTTAGATTTACCAAAAATATGGCATACAAATGATGTACAACTGAAAGCAAAAGTTGGAGGGTATATTGCGTATTATGTGACTGACGAAGTTGATAAACAAATAAGGAGCTTATTTCCGAAAGAGTTTTTTCCTAAAAAAACTCATATAATTGCACAGTTTATTGATCCTCAATTAAACGGACTTATACATATGGATAGGCGTGAGTTTGCTATTAACTATGTGCTTAATAAAGGTGGCTTAGACGCTCATACAAGCGTTTACAGCAGTGATAGTGTGCTAGAGAGTACATATACGCAACAGGAGCAAGAATGGTACTTGTTAAATACATATAAGAACCATGCAGTACATAATATAACAGATACACGAGTTGCAATTAGTATAAGTTTTTATGAATTTGGAGACACACAATGGAGGTTTATAAATGAAAAATATGAAAGCAAATAAACCATTTGATGATGAAACACTAAAGAACATGGATATTATACATGATCCTAACACTAAGTTCTTTAAGGATCAATACGAGCCTAGTTACAGCATAGATAACTTTATTACAGAACAAGAACGTGTACAGTTGCTTGACTTTTGGTATAAAGAGTACAACAATGTTGGCTGGGAAATAAATGGACATATTGTAAACATTCCGCACCCTATACGCTACAGCGTAATAAATGATATTTTACGGTCTAAAGTATATGAACACTTTGGAGAAGATACTATATTTTATAGCGAAGTTTCGAATGATCCTATAAGTGTTGGTGATCAGATGTTTAAAAGTATTAGACCTTATGGATTACATACAGACAGTGTTACACATATTCCCGGCTATCGTCCTTATAAAGACATTATTTTACCATTAGAAATACATAATAATGTATCAATAGATTATGTAACTTTTAATCAACGTTATCGCGGAAGAGCTACACATTTTATGAAAAATAGACATATTTCTAATTTTAGCGGTTATAGTAATACCTTTAGATTATTACCATATGAGCAGTACGGAGTTGAAGGTATAGAATACAATAAACTAGACTGGGCATGGATGGAACGTGAAATGCCTGAACACATACCTATGAGTATATACGAAGGATTAAGTATAGAAGAAGTGTTGCCCTGGAAATTGTGTAGTGGCATTGTACAAGATACAAGTGTATTACACGCACCGACAGATTTTAGAAAAAAAGGTTGTGAATGGAAAATAGCAATAACATTTCATTTAATGAAAAAGGATGAAACTTATAATAATGCTATAGAAGGATATCCTACATCTTTTAGCAGATATACTCTTAATCCGCCTTTACTGGAGAAATAAATGGAAGATAGATTTAAAAAATATATTAGGCACAATTTTATAGGTGGACATGAAAACGATCCTAAAATGTTTGTTCCTACTGACGAACAAATTCATTGCGAACAGCAACTAGCAATGTTAGGTGATTATGCTAAGTTAAACTTTAGTTTAGATATAGATAAATTTAATAGTGAGTTAGAACCATATAACGATAAATGGGTTGATTATCTTCCTAGAAAAGGCGAATACGATCCTAGATACGGGTTAATGTTATGGGGACTAGAAGGTGATGACTGTAATGATAGTTTAAGTTTGCCAGAAGCTAGAAAACGTATAGGCCACAAAGTAATGGAAGCGGATTTTAATTATCCTACTCAGTTATACAAAGATCTTACTAGTATCCATGATTTATGTGATTATTTTTCTCCACTAGGAAGAACATTTTTAGTTAAAGCAGACGCAGGAGCATATTTTCCACCACATAGAGATCATCAATATTTAACTAGAGATTGTTTTAGAGTGTGTGCATTCTTTGATAATACAGGTGACGAAGCATTCGAATGGGAACAAAACGGAAGAAGATTGCCGATTACTCCTGGAAATGTAATTTACATTGACACAACTAAAGTACATCGCACTCACTCTTGGGCAAATGGAAGTATTCATTTAATAATGAATATTCCAAAAACTTGGGATAATGTAATAAAATTAATAAGTGTTCTAGGTGTTTAGTTTAAATTAACCCAACTAGATCCGTCATATCCTTGGAATTTTGCAACATCAGTTACAAAAACCATTTCGCCGGCTGTTGGAGCAGTAATAGCTGCATCTCTTGCAGTAGCATCTGCATAAACACCTGGTTTAATTGATCCACCGACTTCTAACCCTGCTGTTGGTTCTGTGCCGATTGCTCCAGGAACACTAATTTGCATTTTACCATTGGAGTGTAGTTTAAAATAGTTATTAGCGTTGCCTGAACCGCCTGGCTGTGGGAAGTAGATTAATTGATCATTTGTAACATCTAAAGTACTAATAGTTGTAGTTGTTGGTCCAGTTGAGTCTGTTTTAGCAAAAGTTAAACGAGCTATTTGCACATTATCTGCAATTGCACTTGTATCTGTTCTATTAAAAACTAGTCTATTGATATCACCTGTGCCAGTAAATTGTAATGAATTATCAGGTGCAGAAATAAAATCAGTCTCTACACTTTCCGTTGTAACAGATGAACCTGCTCCGCCTATAACATTACCACTAACGTCACCGGTTACATTACCACTAACGTCACCGGTTACATCTCCAGTTACATTACCAACTACTAACCCAGTGTGTGTACCTTCTGTGTCGCCAGTTACATTGCCTGTTACATTTGCAAATAAAGTGCTATCTGTATCACCGATACCCACTGAAAGTACAACACTACTATCTTCAGAAAGGACATCACCACGCAAAGCGCCATTAAACTCGGCTAAGTTTGCATCTAATATTGTAATACCATTTTCATCTACAATATTATTATTCAGAGATTGTGTTTGATTAAATGTACCTGCTACATTATCATATACTAATACAGAGTTAGTTAAGTTAGTAAAATTAACATCACGTAATTTTTCTAATCGGAATGTTTCTCTTTCAAATGCTGAAGTTGCGCTATTATACACAAGAACATCATCGTTTAAAACACCTGTTGTATCTGCATCAGTTAATTCGCCTAGTGTTGCTGCGCCGCCTGCGGTTGAACTTGCTCTCCAGTCTCCTGAACTAGCATCATATGCTAGTACATCTCCATCACCTGGAATTGTACTATCTGAATTAACATCACCGAAGCTATCAATACTTAATTCGCCTAATGCTGCTTCTAAACTAACTTGTGTGTTAGTATCTACTGCGTTACCGCCTACTGTAACACCGTCACCTACAAAAAGTAGTTTTGTATCTGTTGCATATATTAATTCACCTTCTGCTGGTGTAATTAATAATCTTTCTGAATCTGTTCCTCGTCTTAGACGTAAAGCCATCTCGTAACTCCTGGGTATGCTGCGCTACATGTATTTATGCCTTTTACGCATTTATTATTTTCTTTTCTTAAGGAAATACTTTGTTCTTTTAGTAATATCATGTTTTACTTTAGCGACATTTAGTTCAAAATCTACATTAACTATATGATCATCGTATTCGTATAGTATTTGTTCTATACTATCTTCTATTTCTTCTGACGTCAAATTTTTATTTTTTGGTTTCGTCATATCAATGTCCCATACATTACCGTCTTTAAAATATATGAGTACTGACCTGAGGTATTTCATAGGGACTGTATTAATCTCTATATTATCAAATACTTCAGGCCAGCTATCTATAACATCCTTAGGGAGATTATTCTTTTTGTTTTTAGGCACTCTCTTCGGTCTTTTTCGTTTTCTTTTTGGTAGGAGATATTTCATCCGCTTGCTCACGTAACCGTTTTGCTTCTTTAAAAAGCCTATCAGCATCGCTACGATATTTAGCAGCGATTTCGTCATCAGAAAGTACAGCGTTATCTGTACTCGCTGTTGGTGTTACAGGATCTGCAATTACTTCGTTGCTTGTAGTTTTCTTTTTTCCTGAACCATCATCTATTGCAAGGTCTCCAACTGTTACTCCTCGTTGTTGAGCTATAATGTCATTTAGCTCACTTAACAAAATTACAGTATTTCGATCAGGCGTCATTTCTATTTGGTTTGTTGGCATTTTTACCATCTTGCCTTGTGTGTGAAAGGCAGCAAGCATATTTCTTCCATCTGGCAAATATGTACGTTGCATAACAGTGGCAAATTCAAATGCTTCTTGTCCTGATGAAGATTCAAGTGTACGCATTAACGTATCGTGTTGATCAGCATCGAGATTTTCTGTAGTTACTACTACACAGTTTTCCGGTTCTCCAGGCACAACTTTGTACGCTACTACTACTTTTCGTTGATTGCCTTTTAGTCTTCCAGTATGTTTTAACATCATATTACGCTCCTTGAGCACTTCCTTGTGCAGGCTGCGATTGTGCAACAGCACCTAAAAATGCTTCTAACTTACTGTAGGTTTGTCCTACAGTCATCATTTCATTTGGTTTAAAAGCACCACGTTGACTAGCAACATCAATAATTGATTTTAGTGCGTTAAGGTCATTGATTGTTAATTCTGGACCTTGCTCTGCTGCCGGTGCTTGTTCTTGAACTTGTGATTCTTGAACTTGATCTTCTTTTGTCATAGACATTTTCTCCTTTAGTATAGTATATATTAGTTTTTTACTAATTATATTTTAAATGTGGACAAGCTAACATAAAATATGATAGCTCTTTTGCCTCTTCAAATCCTATTTTTAGAGAATAGGAAATAGAGTTTTCGTCATTTAGCATTACATGTCTGCCTACATAGTATCTACTTTTTAGATTATTATCTATCCATTTAGATATAGCAGATTGCATATTGTAATTAAGTGGAAGCTCTGCATATTCAAATGTATCAGGTGGAAATTCTGTTCGCCTTACATTAAATACATTATAGATATTAGGTTTAAACTTTTTCAAGCCGCTTCCTCATAGTGAGCTGTAACACCAAACGGTGCCTCAAGATTCTTGTCATGGTGGCTGTGAACAACAAATACTGTTTCGCACCATTCTGGATCACCCCAGCTATCCCATGCATATCCGTCTGTAAACATAATAAACTTTTTAGGCTGGATATCATGTTCTTTCATGTAAGTCCAGTTCGCCATAAAGTCAGTGCCGCCGCCGCCCATAATCTCGTAGTCTAACAAGTCTTCACCGTCATCTGCTGTAAAGTCTTGCTCATTATATACTTTAGTGTCAAAGCACCATACTTTAATTTTGTAATCTTGATATTCGTCCATAATACCTTTAACTTCGCCTAAGAAGTCTTCACCTTGTTTACTACCGATTGATCCGCTCATATCAATTGCTACACAAATATCAATAGTATCTTGAAAACTCATACCTGGCAAAATGGCACCGCTTTGATAGCCTTTACGTGAAGGACGACTAAATGTATAATCACTTTTAATAGTTGATTGTATTTGTTGACGTAATAGTTCACGCCAGTTCATTTTAGGTTCAGTAAGCTCTTTAATCATACGCTGTACGCCTGCAGGTGTATTACCCGCTCCGGCGCTTTGCGCACTAGCAATCATTGCTTCTTTTACTTCGTCACGTATTTGATCCATTTCGGCTTTACTATACTTAGGACGACTACTTTTACCGTCTTTGCCCTGTCCGTTGCCTTCGTCACCGTCTTCGCCTTCTAAGTCTAAATGTTCGTCTAACATTTCTCCTAGTTGTTTTACAAACTCTTCACCATTCTTTTTAGCTTCATCAAATAGTTCGTCGTATACAGCTTCTGATGACCAACCTTCGTATTTGAAGTCTTGATAACAATCAATAAAGCTAGGCTTAGTACCGATTCGATCACGTACAAGTGTATTATTTACAATATAATCTGCGGCAATATTGTACAGCATAGGATTACGAGATTCACGTCTGCCTAAGTGATCAAATACCATATGCAAAATTTCGTGTGCAATAACAAACTCAATTTCTTTATTATTCATTGCATTAAAGAACTGAGTATTAAAATACAAGTTACGTCCGTCTACAGCCGCAGTCATCAACCAGTCATCGGCAGCAATAATCTTTAGACGTGTTGCCATATTACCAAAAAATGGATGTCTTAATAACAGTCCTACTCGAGCGGTAATGATACGATCGAGCACATCTTTCTGCATCGTTTCGAGTTGATCTTCGGTGATATCAGGATCAGGAGCCCAGTGTTTTAGTTTAGTTTGAGTATCTTTTGCAGACATTTGCATTGCTACGTATGATGGTAAAAAGTCTAACATTGTTTGCCCTTTATTACTTATAATGTTATTATAACACACTTATAACATTTGTCAAGCTGATTGTGCTGCCTTAATGTACTTACCATATTTTTCGTGGAATTCGTCAAAACAATCTACTTCGTCTGGATCAATTGGAAGAGCATACTGCGTAAGAGCAAGTTTAATACCCATAACAACTAGTTCAGTTTCAAAGTTATCCATAGCAAAACGTAGGAAGTTATTAACTTTTGAATCAAACTTCTTATCGTTTGCATCTGCTGATTCTTTTAATTCATAACATAGACTTACTGTAAGAGAATATTTTGCACTAATTTCGTCTGTCTTTAGCTCTTTTACTTTGCCTGCTAGAATGTCAGTTGGGTTAGGCATACTGGACGCAACTTTACGGTGTGCCATAAACTTCACTGCAAGACCTTCGCCTACAGCGCCTGCAACTAAGTCTGTTGTTGTACCGGCATCTAACTCGTCGTCTAGTAGTTCACTAACAAACGACCATGAACGAGGTGTTGCAAACGAACGTGATGCACTTTTAGGATCAAAATCGTAAAGATCCTGTTTTGCAAATTGTAGGTAACCAACAACGTCGGTATTAATTTTATTATCAACTGCCCAGTTAAACCAGTCATCAAATGCAACACCCATTTCAATATGTATGAAACGATTAGCTAACGGAGCAGGCATTCTGTATGTAACACCTTTGTCAGCTTCACGGTTACCTGCCGCAATTATAGTAACATTGTCTGGAAGCTTATATGTTCCAACTTTACGATTAAGAATTAACTGGTATGCTGCCGCTTGTACGCTAGGCGCTGCCGAGTTCATCTCGTCTAAGAATAGTGTAATGTGATCGAACTGTGCCGCAAATTCTTCTGTTGGAAGTTCGCTAGGTGCACCCCAGACCATTGTACCTGAGTTGCTGTCAAAGTATGGAATACCTTTAATATCTGTAGGTTCCCATAATGACAAGCGAATGTCGATTAAGTGTGAATTTGTAAAACTATTTGTAATTTGTGCTACAATATCAGATTTACCAATACCTGGAGGCCCCCAAAGAAAAATTGGACGTTTCTTTTTCATTGCAACACGCAATGCATTTTTTGATTTACTCGGACTAAGTGTACGTGCTTCTGACATAATCTATTCCTTATATGTTACCCTATACACTTAATATAACACAAGTACTGTAGAAGTCAACCTTTTTTCTTTAACTTTATACTAAAACTTCCAGGATTATGTTTTGTCTGAACACATTCTCGTACACGTGGATGATTGCTTGCCCATATCGGTAACTCACGCATCATAGCACCTTGTCCGGTTATTACGTGGCATTTTTTATAACCTAAGAAATAAGCTTCATTTATTCTTTGATTAAATTGTTGCCATCCGTTATGAATATAATATCCGTGTAAGTCAATCCGCATCTTTTTTCTGACGTGATAGTGCTTTTGTTAATCCGTACTTGCGCAAGTCTCCGCTAAAAAGAGTAAGTTCGACAGCTTTCTTTTCGTTTGTAACCGTTATACTTCTATTTGTTAAAAAATACGGACAATCAATAAATTGATCTAAAAAAATTATTACCTGAGTAGTAAGGGGCATGTCCTTTGGATAAGGCACATCATACACTGCTATTTCTATTTGACTGAGCATTTGATAGCCTTCTTCGGTTAATCTTAACCCGCCTACATCTTTTGCTCTAGTATTTTGCCACCAAATAGGCATGTACTGTTTTATATTAGGTTCAGTTAATGCCATACCTAATTGTTTTAAGAATATTTTAGTATATGTTTCTTTCCAGTTCATTATTCTATAAGTTCGCCAGTAGAAAGTTTGTATACTGCAAACTCTTCACTTTTAAACGTATCATTTAACTTTTTTGCAAGATTATGTGCGTGACCCGGGTTTGAAAAACTAACTTTCTTATATTTTGGACCTGGATAACTTGTTAACGCATTAGAACTTTTAAGATTAAAAGGCTTACCTTGATAGAACACTGCCCAAATTGCATTAGCTTCTAAAATTTGTTCACATTTATAAGTTTTATTATTTACATGTTCTAATAATATGTTCGGCTTTGGTCTACTCATATGCGTGATCCTTTTAATTAACTACGCATATATTTATCTTTTTAAAACATTAACTACGCACTTAAAACTTAGATCCGCCATCTAAATTAATTTGTATAACTTCATCATCAGAATTTTTAGATTCTGCAACAAGTTTTTCTAAGTCGCCGTGCATTCTGCTCATTACAATACCTAAAGCAAAAGCAAGATTTTTTGCTGCATTGATTTCTAGCTTAACTTCTTTTGCTCTACTTGCATCTGCTGACTTTACTTGTTGTAAAAATTGTTGTAAGGGTATAGTATTTAATGGTTCTATTTTAGACACGTGATAACTCCTGCCGCATTTCTAACTCAGTTTTAAATGGCCCTCTATACTCATAGCGTTCAACAGTAATCAGTTTAGGACAAAAACTCTTAACCCAACCCTTTTCAAAACGAATAATATAATACCCTGCACAATAAAGACTTTTACTTTTATTACTTTTTGTAAATAAAGGCAATTTGCGTTTTATATCGTACATGCTATTGTAAGGTATAACACTTGTTGAAAAGTTATATATCTCTTTATTAGGGTCTATTGTATGTTCAGTATCTTCTGTAATACTAATGTCTAACCCAAAGGTATTTTTAATCTCTTTTTTATTCTCAAAAAATAATGTTTTATTTTTGCCAGAAAACATATATCTATCATCGCCCCAAGACAATGTTCCGATATTATTTCCTTCTTCTTCTAAGATCCAAAATTTATCTTTTAGGATTGTTTTTGCTTTCATTTAATATACCTCGCAGATAACGGTGTAGAATATAAAGCAGCTTGATCTGCAATACGCTGCATATCCCATTTAGCACAAAATTTCATTAATCGCATGCCAACTTGTGTAATATTTTTACTTTCAACTGATTGAATAACATTATCAATTTCTGTACGAATGTGCTCAGGTTGTGCAGTTAAATCACATAGTGTAACATTACGTGTGTAATCATCTAACACACGATGCTCTACACCTTCATGATCTACCCAACGCTGTAACATCATGTTGTTCCAACTAAAACCTTTTGTAGTTTTATCTTCAAACGCTTCAATCAGTCCAACTTTGTTTTTTGTGCCTTTTTTTCTAACACCTGGATAGGCACTAAACACATTGTCACTAGTGTCGCCACGCATACACTTTTCAAACAACATGAATTCAGGCTCTGGAGCAGGCTTTGGCTCTCCTGTCTTCTTATCCAGCACGGGTTTGCCTTTGTCATCAAAATATCCTTCTACTGTAATAGTAGTATTACTTACCCCATTGTACTGCCTACAGTTAGGCGCAATAAGTTGTGCAAAGTCACCGTCAGTGCTAATAATAACATGATTATCGTTAGGATGATTTTGCACCCAGCCAGCAATAAGATCGTCTGCTTCTAGTACAGGGTTTTGTATTACAGTACAATTAGTTTTTTCATATAGAAAATTCTTAAACTCGTCAAAGATTTCAAAGAACACTTTATCTTCTTCTGCTTGCACAGGAGTCATTGCATCTCTATGTTCTTTACGATTGCGTTTGTAAGGCTCATAAAAGTCTTTACGCCAGCTACGACCTTCTAAACAAAACACAACATGATCTGCATCAAAGTCTTGCCATGCTTTCTTAACACTATTAAGTGTAATATGTAATGCCATGCCTACTTTAGTATCAATGTCTCCACGTACAACATGTCGAGCTCGAAAGAAGGTATTAAGTGTATCTACTAGGATATAAGTTGCCATTAGTTTGCCTTTGTGTAATTTATAATAATACTATAGCACCGAATCTGGCTTGTGTCAAGCACTATTAATCCCATAAGTTTTCATAGTATTGGCCAAATAATTTAAATGCGTTTGTCATGCGTTCTTGTGTTTCTGTTAAACATGCTTTACAAACTGGATCACCAAAGTTAGAACATTTATCATGACATGCATCGAGTGGATCAA